GACCTTTATGCTCTTGAAGATATAGAAGATGGCATAGAGAATGGACAGTTTCAACTTTGGCCCGCAAGCGAGTCAATAATGATAACGGAAGTGGTCACTTACCCACAAAAACGTATAATGAACTTATTATTTTGTGGTGGTGACGTAGAAGAACTCTTAGCAATGTTGCCAGAGTTTGAAAGGTTTGCCATTTATTTTGGGTGTTCTCGTCTTTACGGAGGGGGAAGAAAAGGATGGCAAAGATTTTTAAAAAAACATGGGTTTGTGGAAGAACACATGATTAGAAAAGAACTGGAATAAATTATGAGCAAAGGAAAAAATACAACAACTCAGTCAACAACGATTGATCCTCAATTAATGGCAATATACAAAGATGTCTACAACACAGGTAAAACTATTGCTAATCAACCATACCTTCCATACACAGGCCCACGTGTGGCTGGCTTTAATTTAGACCAATTACAAGGGTTTGATGCGACTAGAAATATGTTTGGTCAATCTATGGGTTACAATCCTAGAAGATCTTTAAACGCTCTTGCTAACATGAGCGCACCGAGTATCTTAGATAGAAACATTGGTGCTTATCAAAACCCATACACACAACAAGTCGTAGACACCACGTTAGCTGATTTAGATAGATCCAGACAAATGGCTATTGGTAGAGATCAAGACAGAGCTATAGGAGCTGGTGCTTTTGGTGGTTCAAGAAGTGGAGTATTAGAAGCAGAAACCAACAGAGCATTTGCAGACCAAGCAGCTAGAACCGCTGCTGGCTTACGACAAGGTGGTTTTGATAGAGCTACATCACTAGCTGGACAAGATATAAACAGAGAAATAGGCAACAGAGGTTTCCAAGCTGGTTTATTTGGCAACCAATTAGCAGATCAATACAACAATCTTGGTTTATTGTCTGGCATAGGTGGACAACAACAACAATTCCAGCAACAAGCTCTTAATCAAGCATACGGTCAATACGCAGATGCTATGGGTTATGGTCAAAAGCAACTCGGTTTGTTATCACAAGCAGCTGGATTAATACCACAACAAAGCACCACAACACAAACAGGTCGACAAGAAACTGGTGCTGGTGACGTGTTAGGTACAGCTGCTCAGTTAGCTGCTGTTATTTGGTCTGACGAAAGATTAAAAGAAAACATTAAACCTATTGGTAAGTCTGAAAACGGACACAATTTATATACTTGGGATTGGAACGACAAAGCCAAAGAGTTAGGAGTCAACACTTCAACCATTGGTGTTATTGCCCAAGAAGTTAAAAAGTACATGCCTAAAGCGGTTATTCAAGACGCTAATGGTTACTACAAAGTTAATTATGGAGTTTTATAAATGGCAATAAATAATCCACTACTAAATGTATTAAATACCAATAGCACAAATCCTGTTGATTTGTTGCGTGACATTAAAGTTCCTCCACAACCAAAAAGATTTGGTGACAGATTTAGAAACATGACACCTGAAAAAAAACAAGGATTAACTCAAATGCTTTACCTTCTTGGTGGTGCGTTAAAGGGTAATGACATGTCTAAAGATATGGCTATGCTTCAGCAGAGCCAACAGTTGCGTACTGCTAGGGATAATGCTGCTAAGTTAAATGCAGCAATAGATGGTTCTAATTTAAACCCAGCACAAAAAGAATTGGCTAAAGCAAACCCACAGTTGTTTGCTAAATATCAATTTGAAAGTCAGTTTGGAAATAATGCTGCATTTGAAGGTGCTGGTTTTAATAATCAATTATTAAATACATTAATAAAAGGACAGTCTGATCCGTCAATTAGAAACACACCCCTATACGCTACTGCTTATAATTATCTTTCTGAAGGAAGAGATGAAACTTACACTAACGAGCAAGGAAAACTAGTAACAAAAAAAGGTAAAGCTATAATTAATAAAAGTGATTATTTGCCACCAGAAGGACAATTTGTTCCTACCCAAGAAAATACAAATGATTCAGAAGAAATAGTGGTTGAAGTCAGCCAAGAAAGAAGAAAAGATTTAATTAAAAACATGACTGTTTTAGATAACACAATTGCTAAACTAAATACTTTTGAAAAAAAGATTGATGAAATTGATCCAGGAATATTTACACTAGGAACGGAAAGAGCAGATATAGATAACGCTTATACAACCATTTTATTAGAACTTAAAAATTTAGAAGAGTTGGGAGTATTAGCTGGCCCTGATTTAGATTTATTACAAGGTATGTTGGGAGATCCTACAGGTTGGATGCAAAATATTAAGAGTGGTGGTTCTGAAGGAACAATAAAACAAATTCAAAACATAAAAGATTATATTGCCGAAAAGAAAGCAAGATTTGGAAAAGAATTAGGGCAAGAAGTTCCAACTCCTGAAGGAGCAAGATCAGAACAAACTGCTTATTTAAACGGAAGAATGTTAGTTCTTAATGCTGATAAGTCTGGTTGGGTTTACAAAGACACAGGCGAACCAGCGCAATAAAATAATGGCAACAGAAGTATTACCACCATTACCAAAAGGAGCAACTGCGCTACCTCCACTACCTTCTGGTGCATTAAATATTGACAGTTTAGATAAAGACACAGGAGCTTCTGTTTCTTTAAGATCGACAGTTAGTGCCTACAAAAAACCAGAAGATAAATTAAAGTTAATTAAAAAATACTATCCTGATGCTATTCCCTTTGGATCAGATAATTATGTTTTTAAAAATCCAAAAACAAAAAGACCAACTCTATTTAATCCAGAAGGTATAGACGTTGGTGACTTTGCAGAATATGGTCGTATTGGAGCAAACATTTTAGGTGGTCTTGCTGGTTTTACTACAAGTGCTGTAGTTGCTTCCCCAACTATTGTTGGCGTTCCTGTAGCTGGTGCTGTTGGAGGAGCTGCTGGATCTTTAGCAGCTGGCGAAGCCTATGATGCAGCACTAAGATCTATCTTTGGTGAAGGTGTTGAAGATACTAGAACTGCTGGCGAATACGCAACAGATTTAGCAATAGAAGGAACAATAGAAGCAGTTACTCCATTTCCAGCAGCAGCGGGTATTAAATATGGCAGACAAGGTTTAGATAGATTACTTAATACACCAGAAACAAAGAACATAATTAATTCGGCTAAAAATTTAGGTATTAATCAATTACCTTTAGGGGTTTCCTCTAGCGGAGGAAACATGGCAAGATTTGAAAAAGGATTAGCAACAACCGCTGGTGGAGGAAAAATAGTTAATCTCTATGCTGATGGAATAAATCAATTAAGTAAATCCGTTGATGAAATAACATCTATGGGAGCTAATCAAAGTAAAGAATCTGCTGGCGAAATAATTAAAAATGCAGCAATACGATTTGAAGATGATTTTATGGCAAGGTCTGATGCTTTATATGGCAAAGTAGATTCGTTAATAAATCCAAGTGAAATATTCTTAATGCCAAATGTTGCAAAAGTTTTAAAAAGTAATGAATATAAATTTAATAATAAAAATTTATCTCAAGTCTTTGGTAAAGATTTTTCTGATAGTTTAAAAAATGTTTTTAAAGTAAAAAATAAAGAAGGAAAATTAGTTGATGGCCCTGTAGAACTTTCTTACAAAGATATAGCTGCTTTAAGAACTCAAATTGGTAGACAAATGAAAGGAACTTTTGTTGTTGGCACTTCACCAGACAAAAGTGGTTTAAAACAACTATACGGAGCATTGACTAATGATATGTTTAATGCAGCTAAATTGGTTGGTGGGGATGCTGAAAAATTTGCTATACAAGCAAATGATTATTACAGACAAGGATCAAACATATTAGAAAAACAAATAACACCATTAATTTCAACAAGGGGAGGAAAAGACTTTTTATCTTCAGAAAAAATTTACGATAAATTTGATAAAGGCACGTTAAATGAACCTTCAAAGTTTAATAAAATAACTAATAATTTGTTTAATAAAGGATTAAAAAACGAAGATCAATTAACTATTCTTGGTGAAAAACAACTTTACGATTTAACCAGAGATTCAGCTGGAGATTTAAGTATTGGTAAAACAGTTTCTAATTTAACAAAATATACAAAAGGAACAGGTGAATTGCCCAACACCATACAATCAATAGGAACTAAGGTTGATGATGTTAAAGAGGTTTCTAAGGCATTTAGAGAAGCAGATAAATTTACCAATTTTTCTAACACAGCAACAAGTAATGCACAAAGAGAACTTTACGCATCATTAGGTTTGGGTGTTGGTGGTGGATTAGCTTCTGGAGATGTTTCAACAGGACTATCTATTGCAGCTGGTAGTTATTTAGCACCTAAAATGGTAGCAAGTTTATTAGAAAACAGAGTTACAAGAAAAGCTGTATATGACTTTGCTAGAAATGCCGATGTTCCAGTTGATGCTAAAAAATCAATTTTAATTGGAATCGGCTTTGGATCAAGCCAAGCCGATTCTGTAATACAAGATGCTTATAAAAAACCAGAAGGTTTATTAGAATAATCTAACTCAACCCCATGTCTAACAAGGAAAAGAAAATTGAATAGCTATGTCAAGAACTACAGAGCGTGTTGGTCGTTCTGGCGAATATTTCGTGGCATCACTCCTCTCTCAAATTTCTGAAACCGTACTTTTAGTTCCTCACTCAGCTGAAGCTGATTTGCTGTTTGAATACAAAAACACCCTTTATAAAGTTCAGGTTAAAACCAAAACCAAAATAGAAAAGCATAGAGCGAACTGGCGGTTTGATATGCGAAGAGGATCACACACCAAGAACCGTAACTATGAAGATGGATCTATAGACATCTTTGCTTTTGTGTCTTTGCAACACATGAACGTAGTTTTTCGCAAACCTAGTAAAGCTACCAACATAACTATCAAAGACAAAGAGATCAAAGACAACAACCCCATAGAAAACATATTAGACATATTAGGTGCTTAAATAAGCACCAACACGCACCAACCAGCTTTCCAACCTACCTAAAACATTGATATATAAAGACTTACGAAAAGAGTAGACAGATTAGGAATAAGTCTTTAATATAATAATTGTAGTTAATTAAACAACACTTTTATTCACTACATAGTTGAGGAAATTTAATAATAATTTAGGAGAGAAAAAATGAGAGACATGAGGAGAAAACGATTTCCACAGTTACATAACTTCTTATATCAGATGGCTTACTGCCTTCTCTTATTAGGATTTATGTTCTTATTTCTTTTTCAATTAGGGGGGTAGTATGGAAACCATAACGAGAGATAAGCAAGTTCGTGGCTTACATCTCCGAGAGTTTGACTATAGCAAATCCTTTTACTTGGATTACACAATCGAAGGTAAAAGACGCAAGGTTAAACTTGGAGAACTAACCAATAACTTTGGTTGGAAAGAAGCACGATACAAAGCGATAGAAACACGCAATCAAACCCAAGAAATACCCAAGCCACAAAAACTCAATATAAGCGAGGTTTGGTCATTATGGAGTGGCGATATAGGTTTACAAAAAAAGTCTCGCAAACACGATGTAGAGATGTTTGAGGGGGTTATTTTTCCTTACCTTAAAGATAGAGATATTAGAACCATAAAATACTCGGATTTAAGAACGCTACACACCGACTTAACTAACAACAATGGCCCTTATCGTGCTAACGCAGTTCTGCGTTTATTAAGGACATTATTTAACTACATGGAATCCATTGGTGAACTATCACCCAATCCTTTCCCTAAAAAGTTTCGCATGAATAAAGAATACAAAAGAGTGCGTTACTTAACTCAAGAAGAGCTGGCACGCTTGACTGTCATTCTTAATAGAGAAGCACCCTTTAAACAAAAGCAAACCACTTTAATTTGGTTGCTACTGTTTACTGGAGCAAGAATTGGTGAGTTATTAAAAGCCAGATGGTCAGACTTAGAAGGTAATGTCTTAACGCTTACCGAACATAAGACAGACCACAAGGGTATAGATCGTAAGATCTTTTTATCTAACCAAGCCATGCAGCTGTTGGATAACTTACCTAGAAATGGAGAAAGAATTATAGGTTTTGCATCATCACCTCAAAAGTGGTGGAAGCGAATATTAAAGGAAGCCAGCATAGATGATTTAAGATTTCACGATCTTAGACATTCGTTTGCTTCTTTTATGGTTTCTAACGGCAGTACGTTAGAAGAGATAGGTGGTCTTTTAGGTCACTCCGATACATCAACCACTAAACGCTACTCGCATTTAATGGCAGACAAGAACCAGGAGAACGCTCAAAAGACTTCAGACAATATTAGTAAAATGATTATGGGAGGAACAAAGTGACTGAACACACAGACAAAGTAGATAAAGCAAGAGAGAAGATAAGGGAAGAGGAGTGGTTAAAAACTCCAAAAGCACTTCATGCCAATGGAGGTAAGTTAGAAGTTTGGCTTAATGACGGAACTATAGAAATATATAAAAAGAAGTTTGGTAAATTTCGTTTAATTGAGGAGAAAAAATGTTAGAAGAACTAAAACGCATACACAATAGATTAGATCAATTCTTAGCGCACACCGAAGCTACTAACGTACCAGTAGATCAAATAGAGTACGCAAGGGTTATTGGTGAAGCAAAGGATCGTTTGGGCGATGTAATTCTAGAAGTAGACGATGCAGAAAAGAAAATACTCTAAGTTAACTAAAAGGAACAAAGAAGCCAAAGCACTTAGAGAGCAAGGGTTTACTAATATAAAATTAATTCATGGCTACGTTGTAGGGGTAAAAGATGAAGAGTGAACCATTACGTTATTCGTTCTATTTTAAATCAGAGCTGCATCCAGAGGAGATACGCTGGCGATGGAAAGATGAGTCCGACCATGAAGCTAATAAGCACAAAACTTTCAAGCCTAAGATAAGCGATTTAAAGATCCTTAGTGAAGTTCCAAAAGAATTAAGAACGGAAATCAGAAGGGAACTGTATAACGATATTGTGGAGTGCGAGGGTTAATTAATAGAACTTAAATGCCCATCAACTGCAAATATCTGTCTGGCAGTTTCAAAAGATATATCGTACTCTTGTGCAAGGGCAGTTATTCTTTGCCTGGAAGCGTGCTTATCGTAATTCTCTAAGTTAATTAATTTTTTAACTGTTACTGGATACTCTTGCCAATGTGTTATTTGCTCTTGTGTTCTACCACAATACTTGCAGCTAGCATTGCCACCTACTGTCAAATTGCCACACATATTAATACAAGGATTGTCAGCTAATGAAGTTGCGTATCCTTTTATTACGTTCATTTTTTTATAATTACTCAATGGAACACCTCCTTTATTTCAGAAGGATCAAACCAAATGTCTAAAGGTTCGCCATCTGAATTAGCAGTAAATTCTTCTTCAAGTTTTAATTTCCTTACTGGATTTTCAAAATAATCACGAAAAGAAACTGTAGTAGTTTGGTCGTTTATTTCACCCACCCAACGCATAAAACAAAAGATTAAAAAATCTATGTAAGAATCATCAGCAACAATAAATGGTGGCATTATGTTTTCTCCGCTTCTATTTCTAGCTCAAGTTCTAAATAATGAATTGCTTTTTTTAGATCTTCTGTGGCTGGCCCTTTGTTGCCAGCTCGTAAAATATATTTAATTGCGTTTGATTTACACCAGGACAGTTTTAATTTTTGTATCACTTCCGCTGGTTGGTATTCCTTTTGTTTAGCGTAGTGATCTCCTCCGACTTGGATCTCGGTTGCTTTAGAATTGCCCCATTTTAGAGAATCCCACTCTTCAGGAGTTATATCATTGATCCTTTTACCCATGTTCATTTTAGTTCATAAACATTCTTGCATTATACTTCCTTTTATATTTTAATTGCAGATAGAGAAATGAGGAGTTCATAATTTATACTAATTTTAATTAATTTTTAATAATCGTTTGACACGATTAACTAGAATAATTTAAAATTTGGAATAATTAACACCGAATAAAATCAAAAACATTTTTAGGAGATAGGAACATGAACAAGATGTTGAGTACAGGTGAGTTGGCACAAAGGTTCAAAATGAGCAAGGGTACGCTTTGTAATTGGAGAACCGCTAAACCAAAGAAAGGCCCACGCTATATTAAACGCAAAGATACTGGTAGAGTTTATTATCGCCTTGACGATGTTGAAGCGTATGAACGAGAGCAAATGGAGTTCATAGAAATTTAAAACGAAAGGAGATTAGAGGAGAGAAACATTGGATCATAGTAGTATTGCGCCATCATCATTTGAACGCTGGTCAAATTGTCCAGCATCACCTTACCTATCTAGCATATCAGAAGAACAACCCACCCACGTTGCAGCACTTAGGGGAACAATCAATCACGAAGCTGCGGAATCATTTTTATACAAAAGAAGTACGCCTGAAGAATTTTTAGGCACAGTTCATAAGGTGCAAGGTCATAAGATTATTATTGAACAAGAAGATATAGACATCATTAAAACTTACACCGACTACATAGAGAAAAGATTAGAAGAAACCAAAGGCGAACTTTATTTAGAAAGAAGGTATCGCTCAAGCGATGAAATACATCCAGAGTTATTTGGAACTGCGGATGCAACTATCATCTATGGCAACAACATAGAAATAATAGATTTAAAGACAGGCAAGTGGAAAGTAGAACCAAGCAGTTCTCAATTAAAAATATATATGTTGCTTTGCCTACAAGAATTTGGATCGGATAAAACCGAAGATGTAATCACAACCATAGTGCAACCAAAAGTTAATCCTAAGATTAGCTCGCAGAAGCACGACTTGATGGGGTTACTACATTGGGGATTGAACGATCTAAAAGAAGCAGCGGATCGCTGTTTTGAATTAGAACCTGAACCTTTTGCTGGCGATCATTGTAGATTTTGTCCAGCCAAACAATTCACTTGTCCATTACATAATAAAGGAGGAAACAATGAGTGATAACCAAGAACCTAAACCCACATTAACTATCAATGATAAGGAATATTTTGAAGCTGACTTAAATAAAAACGAAGCTCGAATGTTGACGATGCTTAAAGCATTACAACCTGAAATTGAAAGTCTAGATCTTCAGCTAGGAACGAGATTGGATCACAAAGATCGTTTGATAGCTGCATTAGAATCATCATTAGCGGTGTCTGACAAAGACGATAAAGACGCTGAAGATGCTGAAATCATTACAGAAACCAAGCAATAAGGAGGAAATATGGCTTTTAAACTTAGTGATATAAAAGAGAAGATAGAGAGGAAACCTCCTCGTATCTTAATTCATGGTACAGCTGGATTGGGTAAAACCACACTAGCTGCATCAATACCAGGCGTTATCTTTATACAAACTGAAGATGGGTTGGCTGGGGTGGCAGATGTACCTCACTTTCCATTAGCTAAATCTTATGAAGATGTAATGTCTGCATTACATGAGTTGGTAAATGAAAAGCACGAATTTAAGGCCCTAGCACTTGACAGCCTAGACTGGTTGGAAGCTCTTATATGGCAAAAGGTTTGTGAAAACGAGAAAGTAGATTCAATAGATAACATTGCTTATGGCAAAGGCTACAAGTTAGCCGTTTTGCTTTGGCAAAAATATATTGATTATCTTAACCAACTTAGAAACGAAAAGAACATGATTATCATGCAACTTGCTCATACAAATATCAGAACTTTTTATCCGCCAGACGGAGAGAGTTATGATCGTTATGAGATTGCTTTGCACAAGGCAGCTTCAGCGAAACTGCAAGAGCATAGCGATATATTAATGTTTGGTAACTATGATGTGAACTTAGTGAAGTCACAAGGCAAGATGGGTAAGCAAGAAAAGCGAGCTGTATCTAGCGGTGAGAGGAAACTATGGACACAAGAGAAGCCAGCTTGGTTGGCAAAAAATAGATATGGTATGGAAGAGCAAATAGATTTCTCTTGGGATGCCATTTTAAATTCAATGAAAAACGGAGATAAAAAATGAGTGATGTAAAAGATTACTTTAAAGATGGATTGACTACAGAAGGTATGGAAACACCTACTTACGATAATTCACCAGTTCCAGAGGGCAAATACATTGGCAAGATCGTCAATGCTTCTGCTGAAATTAACCCTGAATCTTGGTCAGATGGAGAACATCTAAAGATTGAGTTTGAAATCACAAGTGAACAAAGCAAGGGCAGACACCTTTGGAAAAATATTACTTTGGTTGACAACAACACAGACTACGTTGAGTGGGGTAAACAAGATCTGATGCGTTTAATGAGCGCAACAGAGATTGGTTCACTTACTAGCTGGGATCAACTGATTGGTAAGCAAGCTGGGTTTACAGTTAGTATTAATAAGAATGGGTATAACGACATAAAGCGTTGGACTCTTGCAAAAGATACTAAACCACAAGCTAGTGAGCCTGTTAGTGAAGATTCCGAGAAGAACCCCTGGGATCAATAAGAGATACTCGACCATCAGCTTGTGGCATCTGCTTTCGTGGATGTTCAGGTCTGATGTATCGAGATCCAAGTGATAGAAATTCAAAAGCAATAGGAGCGTGCAGTATGAGTCACTTAGACTTATTAAAGAATGGACTTAGAGGAGAATTGCCAGAGAAAAATGAGAATGGTTTTGTGGTTAGTGATGATTGTAGAGATTACGCAATCAAACAAGCTGCTCCCTTTATTAAGGAACATGGCCCTCATTTAAACAAATGGGATAAAAGTACAGTATCTAAATTTATAAGCGTAATTATTAGAGCGTACAAAAAGAAAGAATCTGAAGTGCCGTTCTAATGAAAGACGTAGAAGATTACTTTGAAGGTGGTCTTGCTCTTTCTGATGATATAGCTTTTCCGAACACAGCTGGTGATATTACCGACCTAGTTCGGCAAATGAACAATGACGGATTAAGAGTAGATTACATAGACACGACTGGTGAACTACAGAGAGTACCTGTAGTAGCCACGACAAGCGTAAGGGCAGATCGTTCAGGTGAGCGTTCTGGTTATTACGTTTTCTTTCAAACGGATCAGTTAATGGTCTGTGTTTATGGTAATTGGAGATCTAATCTAAGCTGGAAATGGTCTAACAAAGCGGTATCCAATTTATCCCCTTCACAACAAGCCGAACTCTCCAGACAAGTGCAAATAGCTAATGAGAGGGCAAAAGCAAATCGCAAAGAAAGGCAAGAAGAGGTCGCAAAAGAGTGTAGTGAAAGATTTGAAAAAGGACATGAGCTTAGCAAGGAACATAAGTATTTAGTCTCCAAAAAAGTTAAAAATGTAGGGTTAAAAATTAACAACAGAAACGAGCTGTTGATACCGATTCGCAGTATATCAGGGGAGATCGAATCATTACAGACCATTTCACCTAAAGGGCAAAAAAAGTTTGCCACTTGCTCTAAAGTTAAGGGTGGTATCTTTTTAATTGGATGCGACCACAATTCCTTACCAAATTTGTCAGAAATATATGTGACTGAAGGTTACGCAACTGGCGTTAGTGTTGCGGAAGCAACCAATAAGCCAGTAGCGGTAGTATTCGCTGCTCCTTTTTGTTTAGAAGCCTGTAGTGAGATTAGAAAGGTTAGTCAGGCGAAACTTATTTTAGCGTTGGATAACGATAGCAATGGCGTTGGTGAGAAATGCGCCAACGAGACTGCAAAGGCTGTCAGCAACGCAATACTACGCATACCACCAGAGAAAGGTGATTGGAACGATGCGTATTTAGAACATGGTATTGAATATGTAAGGAACGAATTAATACAAAGGACTGTCATAGGTATCCGTCAATTTGCTGTTCGTAATCTCTCCTCCTCTCCTCCAGAGCGTGAGTGGTTAATAGATGGTTTAATTCCTATGGCAGTTCCAGGCGTTTTAGCAGCGGTGGGTGGTATCGGAAAGAGTATGGAAATGCTCAAGCTGTCAATGGCTTGCATTAGTGGTGGTCAATGGATGGGTAAAGACGTTACACAGCGAGGGAACGTGGTTTTTGTCAACGCAGAGGATGATAGAAACGAGTTATGGCGTAGGTTGACGTTAATAGATCCAAACAACACAAGGAAAGACGCACTCCACGATTTATTTTGTGTAACTGTTCCTGATCTACCACAACCCTTAACATTGGTTAAAGAAGATAGCGGTGGGTTGGGTTTTACACCAACCGCACTTGAATTATTAGAGGAGATAAAGTCTCACAATCCAGTTCTAGTTGTATTTGATCCATTGCAAGCGATGATAAGCGCGCCAGTCAATTCAAACGAGGTAGGGCAAGTGTGGGGACAGTATTGTGCGAGTATGGCTTCCAAATTAGCTTGTAGTGTTATTTCCATACATCACATGAGTAAGGTTTCGTTAGGTAAGAGTGATGATCCAATGCTTCATAGAGCAAGTATAAGAGGAGCAAGCTCGCTAGTGGATTCGCAGAGATGGGCAGCGGTTATGTATCATGGGCCTGAGAAAGAAGCAGAGTTTGTGTGTACGAGATATGGTGTGGACTACGATCCAAATAGATTAGTGCGATTTGCAATGGTTAAATCCAATTCGCAAACGGACATGAGAACTAAGACGCTTTTTAGAAAAGATGCAGTTTTAGAATTGTTAGAAGAAACTCGTAATGAGTATGTGAAGGGTAATCCCTGGGAGGATGATGATGAGTAAAGGTAGCGAGTACAGACCTTTCAATAAAGAGAAGTTCGATAAGGAATTTGATCGGATATTTAAGAAGAAAGAACCCAAAAAGAAGGATGAAAAGAAATAGTTTAATGCACCAACTAGGTCGATTGATGCACCTATCTGGTATAATTGATGCACCTCACTGGTGCTTATATCCTATTATACTATTTATACAACCTATGCTTTGCTCCCACCGAAGGTGGGGAGCAAGCATTGCGAGGGTGAGTGATGGAGTATAAATGGATGGTGTTGGGGAATATAGAGAGGGAGGAGAACTCTGCTTTAGTGAGGGTGGAGTATGTAGCGAGGTACTCTGATTTTAGGGTGGTGAAGCGAGCGTTATGGAAGGATTGGTTCAAAGCGAGGGTGGGGCGAACTGATTTGTTGCCAGCGGATAAGTTGGTATTGTGGATCATGGTGGATAGGTGGCGATTGGCGAGCTGGAGCGTGAGGGATAGCATTACTTATTTGGCTAAAGCGACAGGGATGCACAGGAATACTGTGAAGCGAAGTGTGGATAGGTTAATTGCAAAGAATATAATAAAATATACAGCAGAGAATGAGTTGCGCTTGCCTAAAGCTGGCGAGCATACACATTTTCTGTTGGTTGGGTTAGGATATACACTAAGAAATGGAGATAAATAGCACAAAGATGACTGAAAGTAAGCCTAAACGAGCTGGAAGGAAGCGTATTTCGTTCACAGATGAGCAACTTGAGGAAGTTAGCAGAATGATTGGTATGGGAATATCAGAACAGAAAATTGCTGATAGCATGGGCGTTTCATTGGCAACTATATCTCGCAGAAAAAGGGATTCTGACAAATTTGATAAAGCTATAAAAGGGGGGAGAACGAAAGCTCTTGACGCTGTGGCTTCCGCGCTTTTTTTAAACGCAACTCAAAACATGAACACCACTTCTCAAATCTTCTATTTAAAGAACCGAGATCCTGACAACTGGCAAGACAGAGTAGAAACCAATCACACTCTCTCCATTGGTTCGGCCCTTGATAATGCCAGGTTACGCACCTTAGATGCACCAGTAAATATTATAGAAGGCGAGAAAGTGCCTGACATAAGGCTTTCAGCTCAAGGATCAACAGATAAAAAATCAGACAAACCCCAAAAGACATGAAGCTCTCTCTCCTCCTCAGCTGCTTCACGATTAGAAGATCGTCTTTTTCTCTACACTATCTCCAGAGTTTTAAATCTTCTAGTCACCCCCCCCTCCAAAAAAAGTTGGGGGGTATAATTTTGGTAGCTATGAACTAAATTTTTTTAATTTTTTATGAATAGACCTGAACTAACCCTTTTATTTGTAAATTTAACTTTTGGATTACTTGTCGCTTATTTTATTTTTTTATAATGGTACGAAAAGCAACCTTTAAATCAGTATCAGCAAGAGATATATCTCGCCATCGCTATAAAAGAACATCCATTGGTAATTCTAAAAACAGCTTTGGTTCTGGCAGAAACAAGCGTAACGATAGAAAGAAATACAGAGGGCAAGGATGAACTTCTATCACTTCCTGTTACAGAACGTAGATAGAGACGATAAAACAGGAACATTTGCAAAGCACGTTCTCGATGATTGTAACTACCCCTCTAACAAACCTTACTTGGTTCAACTAAAATACTTGGAAGAACAAAACGCACCGCTAACAGCAATACTAGCTCTAGCGGATTCTTATAAAGCCTACTTGGATAAAAAATGAAATACAGCGCAAAACAAGAAGAAGAGTTAATGGCAGATTTATGGACTGCCAATATAAAAGACGATCCCCTTAACTTTGTAAAATACGTTTTCCCCTGGGATCAAGAAGGCACCCCCCTCGAAGGATTTAAAGGCCCTCGCAAGTGGCAAGAGAAAATTTTAAGAGATTTGGCAAACCATATTCAAAAGAACGCTGGGAAGTTTGATCCCAATATGTTTAGGTTGGCAGTTGCATCTGGTCGTGGAATCGGTAAATCCGCTTTGGTTGCGTGGATTATATTGTGGATGCTATCGACTCGTCTCGGATCGACTGTGATTGTAACTGCTAACACCGAACAACAGCTACGCTCAAGAACATGGGCGGAACTCGGTAAGTGGCTAACGCTATCCATTAATGGGCATTGGTTTAATAAAACTGCGACCACACTTAAACCTGTTGATTGGTTTGAAGCCAGTCTTAAAAAAGACCTACAAATAGACACAGGTTATTACTACGGACAAGCGCAACTCTGGTCGGAAGAAAACCCAGACGCTTTTGCTGGTATTCACAGTAACTATGGCGTGTGCTTAATCATGGATGAAGCATCAGGTATACCAGCTCCTATCTATTCAGTAGCGGAAGGGTTCTTTTCAGAACCCACCGAAAATAGATTCTGGTTCGCCTTCTCCAACCCTAGAAGAAATCAAGGCCCTTTCTATGACAGCTTTCATGGTGCTAAATCTTTTTGGAACAACGCTCAAATAGACAGTAGAGAAGTAGAAGGCACAGACAAGAAAGTATTCCAACAAATGCTCGACCAATACGGAGAGGACTCTACTGTATCCAGAGTTGAGGTATTGGGTGAGTTCCCTAAATCAGATGACGATACAGTTATCCCAATGGACTTGGTAAGAGCAGCGATTGACAGAGAGGTATCGCTAACCACCGAGCAAGCTATTTTATGGGGATTGGATGTAGCGAGATTTGGTGGCGATAATTCTGCGCTTTGTAAACGTCAAGGTAATACTGTTTTAGAAATACAGACTTATAAGTCTATGGATCTAATGCAACTGTGCGGAGCGGTTAAAGCTGAATACGACAACGCTACGTTTGAAAATAAACCACAAGAAATATTGGTGGATGTTATTGGTTTAGGAAGTGGTGTGGTGGATAGATTGCGAGAGTTGGATATGCCAGTTAGAGGTATCAATGTTTCAGAATCTCCCTCGACTAATAAAAACTATCTGAACTTGCGTGCTGAACTGTGGTTTAAAATTAAAGACTGGTTAGCACAAAGGGATTGCAGACTACCACCAGATGATGATTTAATGGCTCAATTAGTTTCACCTAGCTACGAGTATACAAGTAGTGGTAAAATAAAATTAGAAAGCAAAGAGTCCATGAAAAGAAGGGGCATAAAAAGTCCTGATTTAGCAGACGCATTAGCATTAACAATGGCTTCAGATGCCGCCAACTTCTCTGGATCACTTTCTTTTAGTGGCTACTCTTTCAAGAAGCCATTGAAGAGCCGTATTATACGGATTAGTTAATTACATAGGAATAACCAATGGCAGATAAATACGCTAAAGAAGAAATTAAAGAAGAAAAAAAAGAGCGAGAGGAAACTAACGAAGAAGAAAATGTAGATTTAGAACAACTACAAGGCGTTCTTAAATCTGAACTTGACGATGCTCAAGACTTTATCGATGCAATAGGCGAAGATCGTGCCGAAGCAACTAAATATTACATGGGTGATGAACCTGAAGGTGGTAGTGATTTACAATCCGAATACATATCAACAGACGTAAGAGATTCAGTTCTCTATATGCTCCCCTCTCTACTGCGTACTTTCTTTGGTACTAAAAGAGTGGTCGAGTTTGTACCTAGTGGCCCTGAAGATATACCTTTAGCGGAACAACAAACCGATTACATCAACCACGTTATCCAAGAAAAGAATCAAGGTTTCCAAGTTTTATACGATGCGTTTAAAGATGCGCTCGTAAGGAAAACAGGATTTGTCAAGGCGTTTTGGGATGATTCAGTTACTTCTTCCACATACGACTACACAGGACTTAATAGAGAACAATACATGGCGCTGGTTTCAGATCCAGACGTTGAAGTTGTTGAGGAAAGCGTTAAATACGAAACGCAATTTATTTTAGATGAAATGACAGGTGAACAAGTAGAACAAGAGTTCCCTGTTGAATACGATGTAATTATTAGAAGAGTTAAGAAAGCTAATAAAGTTTGCATCGAAGCTATCCCACCAGAAGAAGTATTAATAGCAAGAGACGCTAGAGATATTAAATCCAGCTCTTACGTTGCTCACAGAATGATGAAAACTGTAAGCGACTTAGTGGCTATGGGTTACGACTACGATTTTATAAGTGAGAACGCTGGCGGTGGCGATACTGAATTTGATGAAGATGAATGGGATAACCAACAAGCGCGTCAACCTTACGATGATGTTTACGCAGCTGATAGAAGTGATCCTGGTTCAAAGAATTGTTTATACGTTGAACATTATTTATTTTACGATTTGGATGGTGATGGAATTGCAGAGCGCATAAGAGTTTGCACAGTTGGTAGTGGTTTAACCATAGCTAACGTGATGCAATGGGACGATCTCCCCATAGTCCTATTTTGCCCTGATCCAGAACCGCATACTGCAATCGGTACTTCCATTGCGGATTACGTCATGCCACTACAACGAGCAAAGTCACAAATTATGAGAGATACTCTCGATTCGCTCGGACACTCTATCTTCCCCAGATATGGTGTGGTGGAAGGTCAAGTTAATATTGACGATGTACTTAATTCCGACATTGGACAACCGATCAGGATGCGCGCACCAGGGATGGTGCAACCCTTTACTGTTCCCTTTGTGGGAGCAGCTGCTTTTCCAGTATTGGATTATTTAGACGAAGCGAAAGAACAAAGGACAGGTGTTTCTAAAGCGTCTATGGGTATGAACGCCGAAGCGTTACAAAGCACAACTAAAGCTGCGGTAGCAGCGACCATGAGCGCAGCTCAAGGTAGAGTTGAAATGATTGCTCGTATATTTGCTGAACAAGGCATGACTGATTTATTTAGATTGGTTAATCGTTTAATCGTTAAACACCAAGACCAACAAGAAATGGTTAGGTTAAATAATAACTTTATACCAATAGATCCTAGAGTATGGGATGCAGACAAAGACATAGTGGTTAATGTAGCGATAACTAACTCAAGTGACGAGGAAAGAGTGGCAACATTGATGATGGTAGCTCAAAAACAAGAGCAAATAATGACTCAATTAGGGCCTCAAAACCCTATGGTTACACCTCAAATGTACGCTAATACACTACAAAAAATGATTGAAATGGCTGGATTTAAAGACTCCAACCAGTTTGTCAATGCAAACTTCCCTCCAATGCCACCGCAACCGCCACAACCTGATCCATCTACGTTGTTAGCGGAAGCAGAGATACAAAAAGCTCAAGTATCAGCGCAGAAAGCTATTATTGACGCAGAAACAGATCGTCTAAAACTAATCATGGAAGATGATAGAAGAAGAGACGAGATTGAAGCGGATATGATGCTGAAAAGTGCAGAACTTCAAGCGAAATACGGAGCGCAGATTAACGTAGCAGAGATTAAGAGCCTTATGGAACGTGACAGAGAGGTATTAAGACAAGCTGCTAAGATACAAGCACAAGGTTTAATAAAGCCTGATGTTGTGCAGTAATGGCTAAAAAAGGTTTATACGCAAACATACACGCGAAAAGAAAAAGAATCAAAAAAGGTTCTAAAGAAAGAATGAGGAAGCCTGGTACAAAAGGCGCACCTACCGCTAAAGCGTTTAAAAAAGCAGCTAAGACTGCAAAGAAAAGGAAATAACTATGCCAGTTAAAAAAACAAAAGGTGGATATAAGTTTGGTAAGTCAGGAAAGACTTACAGATCTAAAGCGAAAGCGAAAAAGCAAGGAAAAGCTATTTACGCTTCTAAATATAAAAAGAAAAAATGAAAAAATTAACTCAAAGACAACAAAACGCTCTTAAAAGACATTCAATTCATCATACAAGAAAACACATGACGGAAATGCGTAAATCTATGAGAGCTGGCAAAACTTTTACAGCATCACACAAGTTGGCAATGAAGAAAGTAGGAAGGTAGTGAACAATAAGGGATTATTATTATTTATTTTAAGTTTAAGTTTTGTTTCATCAGGTTTAATAGCAGACCAAACAGGTGATTGCACAGCTGGAGAACAGTATTGTGAACAGAATAGTTTAGAAACAACTAATACTACGACTACAAATAATACCAATAATAATACAAATTCCAACACTAACGTTTCAACAAATTCGAACACCAACGTTTCAACGACTACCAACACAAGCAACTCAACTTCTAGTGCCACAAATTCCAATACCAATGTAAATAATTCGACTTCAAATTCTACTTCTACTGCGAACAACAATAATGTCAATACTACGACTGCAACTACAACCTCAACAGCAACGACAAATAATAGTAACGAAAATACAAATATTAATACTTCAACATCTGATTCCACAGTAAATTCAACGGTTAATCAGACTGTTAATAACACCAGCACCTCGAATAATACCAACACGAACATAAATCAATCGAACAGTAACAGCGTTAGTAACAACACAAACGTAAATAAAAACGAAAGTAAGTCTGAATCAAACGTACAAACAAACAACGTAAATCAAAACAACAACAATTCAAAATCGGACAATACAAATAGAAATATTAATCAAAGCAACTCAACGCAAACGATTAAACAAGAAATAGAAACTAAAGCACCCCCAGCTTCAGCTATCGCACCAAGCATCATGTCTTATTCACAAGATCTATGTACTGTTGGTAGATCAGGGGCGTTTCAAGGTCAGGTGTTTGGTATATCTGGTGGCAGAACAGTAAAAGACGAGAACTGTGAACGCTTAAAATTATCTAAATACTTATACGATACTGGCATGAAAGTAGCGTCTGTGGCTATTCTTTGCCAAGACGAAAGAGTTTTTAAAGCTATGGAAATGGCTGGAACTCCATGCCCATATCAAGGCAAAGTAGGTAAAGAAGCTAAACGAGCTTGGGCAT